CTATCTTATGTTGTAACTGAAACCTAAACCGACAAACGGCTCAATTTTTTTCGATGTGAAGCCATAACCGACACCGCCTATCACACCTATATTAAAGCGTTTTATTTTCGTCTGTGTTATAACTCTTTCAATCTCTCGGTTTATAATTGTAGTTGGTGAGCGAATGTGGATGCTATCTAATTGGGCGTTATAGCCACTGACAAACGCTGTATAACTACTATCGCTATATACCTTTTGTTCTATTGGTATCACTGCTTTTGAGCTATCGATATATACATCTTTAGTTAGATATATAGTGTCTTTTCTTAGCGTTGTAGCTCTTACTAAAATAGGCTTGCTTATTCTTATCGTGTCAAAGATTTTCAGCGTGTCGACCTTTACACGCTCAACCACTTTTGTTTTTACCTCCTCGCTGTTGTCATTTTTCAAAAGCGCAAAGAAGTAAAAAGCAATAAGCAATAAAGCAATTACACCTATTATATATAAGTACTTTTTCATAAGCTTTATTCAATTGTGATAATTACTTTTTCTTTCTTTTTCTCGCACTCTAAAAGCACGGACATCAGCTTTTCAAGCGTTGCACGGCTGTTGATGATTTGCCCCTTTACTTTGTTTTCTCCCACCAACAAACAGCCGTCCGTCGAGCTTGGGAGGTTCCCGTGATGCACCCTAATATATTGATAACCGGGAACATTCAAGAGTAAAGGCAAAACCCTTTTAAACTTGGGCGAGAATGTCAAAATAACATCGTATTTACCCGTTGGTATTGCTGTTTGCCCTTTCACTTTCTTAGCAAGTATTTCATTAACTTGCATCGTGTCTTTTAGTCCTCTGTCGGTGTCCTCCAAAGTATCGCAAAAATACTCGTTGTTGAGGCTCATTCGCCCAATTGTATATCCGTCTTTGCGTGCAATTCTTTTAACCCTAATTTCCATTACTTCCCTCTCCTGTATTTTCTTTCCCAAACGCTTTTGTTATCGTCAAATAATCGTTCAAAAAAGGTATTTTATTTATCACTTTTAAACTTAAAATAAAGTGTAAAAAGTTTGCGATGTGCCACATAGGAGAACCCTCTATAAGCATTATTTTTAGGTTCTTCGTAATGTTCACGGAGAAAACCCAAAGCCCAAACAGACAAGTAAATTTAACACTGAACAAAGCCTCATCGGGGTTGTGCATAAACTTGCCTATAACGAAAAACGCTGAAATCAAGACAAAGAAAACAGTTATACTATAAAAGAATAACATTGCTTTTTTTGTAGACCATTTTCCACCGCTTCGATAATCGGCTATCAGCCCGCAAAAGAAATTAATTACAAATACTAAAATCATTGCGTGCATAAAATCCTTTATCGGTGACAGCAACGCAAGCAAACCGCTCACAATTGCTATTATAAAAGTTCTAATATCATTCATAAAATCACCCTCCATATTTTTAGATAAGACCTACAAGAACACCTAAAGCATCAGCGAATAAATCTCCTTTGCTCACTTGTTCTCCTCGTTTCTTATCATACAATTCTTTTAATACGCCTATCGAAAGCACCGCAAGAGCGGTAAGCAAGCGATAAAATAACTTATCGCCTGCAAACACGCTAAACACACGCATTAAAACTAAACTAAAAGTAAAATGCAATAGTTTGTCTTGCGGTATTTTCTCGGCAACCCAATCTGTTAACATATTAATAGTGTATAGCTAATAAAATAGGTTATCATTGTCGCCACAACTCCCACCAGCACGCCTTTCCACTTAAACGGACGTTGTTCTATCGTTTTGATAGCCACCTCCGCAGGTGTAAAGATGAACGCTGCACAAATTAGAGCAACTGCCCAACCGTTTTCCGCTGCCGCCTCTCCTTTAGCTGTCAAAGCTGTTCCAACACCTACCAATAGCGCAATAAATAGCACTAAAACGTACTTAATTAATTCATTTACTTTCATTTGTCTTTCCTTTCTTTTTTAAATTAAACTTATAATTATTTTTTATCTCCAATTGTTATCTCGATTACCAATTAACCAGCCTGCCCCGATAGCTGCTTTTTCGTGTGCGGGCATCAAATTGTTGTAGCCTACTTTCACGCAAGAAGTCACCTCGCCTCCCTTTATTTCACGTCTGAAACCACCTGAAAAGATGTATTGGCTTGTGTTATCATTAGCGTTCACAACTTCTACAATTTTTCCCTCAATTGATTGCAATTCGTAAGTGAATTCTTGTTGATTACTGAAAATTATCAAGTCAACAGGAAAAGCTGCTGCATCCCCGTCAAATCCATATAAAGGTACTTCATAATATGTGACACCTTTTAAAGTTCTGCTAATAAAGGGAGATTTAACAAATCGCTTTTCTGTATCGCCCAAACCATTGGTGTAAAGCTCGCCATAATCGCCTTTAATTACCATTGTTGCTCTCTCTCTTGAGCCAAAGATGCCACGACACCAAATTTCCGAAGAATAGAAGCGGTATGTTCGCTTTAAGGCATTATTATAGCCTTGATGGTACATATCGCCTGCAAACCACATTTTGCCGTCGTCGCTAAAGTAGATTGAGCCTACTTCTTTACCTGCATCATTCACACAAATAAGCTTCTTGAAACTGCCTGTCACACCTTTTACCTCACCGCTAAAAGTAGAGCTTTTGCCAATGGTGATGTTTTCAGCATAAACAGAGCCGTCATTGTGAACTCTAAAAGGTGCTTTAACGATGTTGTTTTCGTTAGCTCCTGCCCAAATTCTCACGGGATTTGCGCTATCGTTTTTGCCGTTTAAGCCTGAATTTACTGCGCTGTTCTCGTCAGATGCTCCAACTAATCCCGATATAATTCCGTCTTTGAAATTTATACGTCCAGCAATTACATTCTCTACTAAATCGAAGTAAGTAGAGCCGTCTGTACTAACGATTTTATCCGTTGTAATTCGTGAGGGCAAAACCTCTGTAAATCCGTATAGCGTTACAAATGAACGTTCCTCATTTTGTTCGCTATTTAAGACACCAACTAAAAAATAGTAGTGACTATTGCCCTCTAGCTCTATTGCTGTTTCAGAAAGCAAGAAAACCGCCTTATCATCGGCTTTGTTTGCCTTGATATAAAGGTAATAACGCTTATCGGCTTCATTAAGGCTTGCAGACGCAAATCTCTCTACCTCCCAAAAGCGAAAATCGCTATATTGGTGTTGAGGCTTAATCACTTTTATGCCAAGCGTCATATGTTGGATTATGCCTCCCTCTGCAATGAAAGTTTTGCTTCCGCTATCGTAAATAAAGCGGTGCGACACTTGCATAAAAGGCGGTCTTTTTGCCGATACAAACCTAAATTGCAACGACTCGTCACCAACAAGCATCGACATAGTTTGAATAGTTGCGGGACTAATGGAATCACCGAAGTTTGAAAGCATTGCTTTTGTAATCATTTCTGCCGTTTCTTTAGCGTCCCTAAAGCGTCTTTTTGTAAATTGGATTGCTTCTTGATGCTTTGTTTCAACGCTAATTAAATCACTCTCAAGAGCGTTTAAACGTGCAGAAACACTAGCAGAAATAGTCTTATTTGATAGCTCAATTTCAAGCTCATAAGGGCTATTAAGCAACGTTTTTACGCCTGTTATTCTCACAATTGCACCCTCTGCAATAACTTGTGGGTCAGAGAAATAAACCGAAGAACCAACCTTTAATTTATCGCCAATATTTACCCATTCACGCTTTGCCCAAACGGGGTCAATTTCCCCCTTAAATGTAAACTTTGCATCCTCGTTATCATACATATAACGAATAGCTGTTCTTAACATCTCCCATTCAGCACCGCTCTTTGTCTTGCTGTCATTGATGTAACTTTGGGGCAATAAGCAATGAAAAATTGCGTATTTATCACCCACTTTAGGCGCAAAAACATTATTAGGCATCGAAATTCCGTCAAATTCTTGTGGCACAATTTCAAAGCGTCTAGCTTTCTTTTTACCTACTGCATTGTGAATGTATTTGACTTCAAACTCCCTACCTGCAAGCATTCCCGATTGGAAAATAATAGTCATTGTTTCACCAGCTATAAGGCACTTTGAGAAGTCCAAATCCTGTGGTATCGTATTATCCACGATGTCAAACCATTTGTTATTGACGCTTTCCACGCTTGAGCAAGCTCCAACCCTTGAGGGATAAATGCTAGTTGCATCGAAACTATCCTCTGCTAGGCTTTCATTTTGCTTGTCTGCTCGTGTTATAGACAACCCTTGCTCATCGGTTTTGTAAACTCGCTCAACTATACGATTAAAGCCCTGTTCATCCTCGAATTTAACTCCGTCAAAAGCTAACGTTACACCCTTTGGAAGATGCAAAGTTGCACTACCATATTTGCTTTTATCGATGTTGCGTTCTCCACCTTGCACAAATAGTACTTCAACAGGTGCTTTATCGCTCGCATTTTGGCGTAAAACACCACTGCGCAAGCCATTGTTATAGCCGTAAGAGAGTGGCAAAGGATTTTCCTTGTTATACTCAACTTTTTTGAGCGAAACACGCTTGTTTTTTATCTCAAACTCTGTGTTAAACTCGGTAGCCATTTGGGTTAAAGCATCAAAGCAATAAGCGTGGTCATAGTTGATTAATTTTTCCTCTCTTTCGATACATTCGCCAACAGACCAGCCTTGCTCACGCTTGTTCAAATTATCAACTAATAGTTGCAAATGCTCCTTTGGTTTAGCTGTCAAAGGAAATTTTAATCTGCCGTCTATAAGGTTTCTAAACTTCCACATTTTAGCCTTGCCAGCTTCGCTTTGTAGTGTAAGCGTGTACTCGTATCTGCGTGAATGCACTATATTTACATTTTCAGCTTTTAGTAGGGTGTATTTTGCATTATTAAAAACGCAATAACTACCTATTGGCAACTCAACGTGTTTTGCAAGATTGAACTTAATTGAAAGCTCGTCTTCGCCCATAATTGTGCAGTAGTGATAACTAGTATCATCTACTTGCACATTTATTATTTCTCTGTCGTTTTTGTCGTAAAAAATCATACGCAAACAGAATTAAAATTTTACAAACTAAAGTCCTCCATAACAGGACCATTATATTTCTTGCTTTCAGAGATTACATAGCCTAACTCTTGGATTTTATTCCAGCCCTCAGGAGAAAGAAGAACATTTGTATCGAACTCAATTTTACCTGCTGAATTTCCAAATTTAAGATTTGTCAAAAGCTCCCAATACTTAAACGTGCCATTTCTAAAGCCATAGTAATGCCAAGAATTCTCATACGCTCCTTGCTCAAATGGTGTCTTTTCATCCTTGCAAATAGTAACTATTAGCTTCTTTAAGTCTGCACCAAATTGCGCTCCAATACCTATTGCTGCTCTGAAAAGTCCCTCAAGCTCATAGTTAGGATATGCTCCTGCGTTTATTTTCACTTCAAGCGTCTCTCCATTTGTATAGTAGAAAATATTATCGAAACGCTTTGGAGAGCCTTTAAGTGAAACTGTCAAGTGCTTTATGTTTGCGTTTTTAAACATTTCCGCAAATCCTTGACCATACAAAACAACCTCGAAGTTGTCCGCAGTAAGCTTCTCAAACAAACCCTCACGGCTATATTTAGGATTAAGAGATAAATACTTGCGGTATTCGATAAGTGCTTCTTTTTCGCCCTCCTCAAATGAAGAGTTGAAAATATTCTCGTTGCTCTCATATTTCTTTTCGACAATCATTCCCTTTAAAACTTGCTCCGTTAAGCCTGTATTCTCGACACCATTAAGTAGAGTTTGCAAGGCGTTTGAACTCTCGTTATTATTTGTCTGTTCTGCAACGTAAACAGCACTTTCGTCAAACTCTCCCTCTATTAACTCTACATCTGTATAGCCTTTGTCTGCGAAGTGAGAGAGAATGTCGTGCGACATACCTGCAATATTCTTGAAACGCAACACAGGGTAAATCTCGAGGTCAGCACGCGAATGTCTGCGCCAACCTCTATTATTTGGTAAGGCGTGCAAAACCTCAAGTGCTGTAGGTAAAGGACTTGTAGTGCCGTCAAAGACTACTTCACGAACATAATCAAATGCGTCAAAATTCTTTAGTGTTTGCAACACGTTATCACCATATAAAATCAAACGTTTAATATCTGATTTTTGGAACATTCTTAAATCTCTGTCCGCTATAACTTCTGCACTAATGCAATCTAATCTAATTTCGTTAAATTCGCAATCATCTATTAGAATGCTTTTAACGTTGTAGCCTGTGGAAAACTCAAGTGGTGCTTCGTCTTCTCTTTGAACATACAAACTAAGATTTACAAAAGGATACTCCGCTGTCGCCTTTTTAAAGAAGTCTAAATAGTTCTTTCTGTCCTCTTCAGAAGCAGAATTAATAGCAGATGTAGGGATATTTTGGAAAGCTCTTAAAGCGTACATTCCACCCTTAAAGAGAGAGATATTTTCCTCATCTACCAACTGTCCCTCGTTGTTCTCATCTTTTAAACAACGCTTTGCAATATCAAGAATAGATTGTTCTAATTCGCTTAAAGGCTTTTCAACCTCTTTTATTACCTCTTTCTCAACCTCCCTAATTACCTCTTTTTCCACGATTTGTGGGGCGGGCATTTCAAGCGAAACAGCATTGCCGTTATCGTTCACAAGATAGACATTACTTGCTACGTTGAAAGCTTCTTGACGTATTCCGTCTGTGTTGTAATCTTTGTCAACGTGATAGAAAATAACCTCGATTTGAAGCTGTCCAGCTGTTAAATTATGGTTGTCAAAGAAAACAGTTAAAGAGCCGTCTTTCTCGACCTTACAATGGTTAAAATTACCTCCCTTTCTACCAGCCGTAAAAACGCTGAAACCACCCTCGACAGATGCTTTAATGTCGAAGTCGCAATCATACCATTTTGCGGGTTTGCCGTCCTTTAAGAGCTTTAGAGATAGGGGGAAATCACTCTTTTTGTTTATACGGATTTGTCCCTCTTGGGTTCTTCCGCAACGTCCTATCAAAATTTCAGACATAGTTGTTATTTTTTTATGTTATGGTGCAATATTGCCAATTACAGTTATAGTTAAATTAAACTCAAGCCAAATCTTATCTGTGGGGTAAAATAAAGCTATTCCACAACTTTTGTACACGAACATATACGATTGCAAATTATCCTTTCCTAGTGTTCTATACCCTTGCCTTGTGAGTAGTGAAAACAAGGCTTTCCAATTATTCCATAAGTCCTCTAAATTCTCTGCTCTCATCAGGCATTTCAAAGTAGCGTCTTTAGCGGTTGGCGTTAAATAGCCTTGCTCTTTGTCATATACTAAAGCATTGCTATATTTTGAGGTGTGCAAAACGTTTTGTTTCACTTCAATAATATTGCGTAAACTCTCGTCTGTTCCTTGTAAAACTGCCACGTCAAAGTCATTTAAATTCACTCCGTCTATTGTATAGCCTGTGTCAGGTAGTAAAGCTGACGATACGGGATAAGAGCTATTTTTTGTCATTTCCTCCGCTGTAAAATCGTCTGCAAACGCTATTGTAGTGAAATAAAAGCCATTCGCCAAGCTAACTGCGGTTTGCTTTATTAGGCGCAATTTAAACACCCTTTTTAGCAATTTGTCCTCGAACGTGTGATAAACACTCCTTGTTAAATCTGTTACAAATTCCTCTAGGTTGCTGTCGCTACTTGCGTAAAAGGTCAAAGACACTTCTTTTGGCTCAAACAAAGGCTCGCTTAAATCAGCATCAATGCCCTCTTGTTCAAACCAATCATTGTATAAATATGCTTTTCTTGTGGGATATTTGAGCAAGTCATTTATCCCACCTTGCGCAAGCAAAACGCCATAGCGCAAAAAAGCATCATTTCCATTTATATAAAGTCTATTTTCAAACATAGTTTTTACACCATTTTTACACCCTTTATCGCAATATCGTTTAGGCTGTTTTTAATTTGGTTTGAATTGCTTTCAATCTTAACTAAACGCTCTCGCATTCCGTCTGTTTCGCTCTCAATGTGCATAACAGCTTTTAAAAGAGCTGTTGTATTGCCCACAAGTATTTTTGTATTCTCGCTAATTGAGTAAGTGTGTCCTTGAACGGCTGTCATACGTCCGTTTAACTCGTTAACGCTATCTTGAGAAGCTGTTGCTATACCTTTGTTTGCCCCTGTTCTTGTCGCATCATCAGAGAACAAATTAAAGCCTTTTTTCGCTGCCATTTCTTGGTAACGTTGCATTAAGGCGTTATAATTTCCTTGTTGCGATAAAATGCCCGTTGTCATTGTATCGAGGATATTTACATATTCTTTAAATTTGCTCTCCTCATTCAGCGTTAAGTCTTTCATAACATCTTGCATTCGTATATTTGCTTGCTCGATTATCCCGCTAAACATTGTTGAGAATATCATTTGTTTGCCAAAGCTCTCGAGCATTTTTTGAACGCTTTTGTTGAAATCTTCCGCTGCCGAAGTGCCGTTTTTAAAGGCGTTGACTAAAGCATCAGACATCGAGTTACCCAAATCTCCGAAGATGCCTGTAAGATACTCTTTCACTTGCTTTGATGCCTCCTCTGCCTTGTTGTACAAATCAACAATATATTGCAATGTTTCTTTGCCCCCGTCTTGGAATTCCCTTGTATTAATAATGCTTTCAGCAAGTGTTTTATTAAACTTTCCTGACGCATCTATCAACTCGGGGTAAGCGTCTAAAAGACTTCCGTAAATATCTCTTCCTTTTCTAAATATACCACCTTTACGATGTCCTGTTTTTATACTAATATCCGCAAGTCCAGCAAATGTTTTCTTAAGGTCATTTCCAAAGCCTTTAAGCTTCTTGTTCACCTCTAAATCTTGGGCAAAACGCATTAAACCTAGTGGATCTTTTGGTACTTGCAGACGGCTAAACTTGCGTTGTTGTTCAATTGTTCCCTCTACTGCGCTAGCATAGTCAGAATAGGCGTTTTTCATTGCCGACACAGAATTAATAGCCTTTTTGTAATCGAGGTTTCCAAAGATTGTATTTGCCCTTTCAAACTCTAGGTTTTGAGCGTGCAAAGCAAGATTATAACTGCGTTGTTGTGCAATGGTTTCTTGTCTTATCTTTTTTAGTGCTTCTGCGTGTTCCTTGCCTGCTTGGAAAGCCTTTGTAATCCAGCCGATTGCTTCGCTTGCAATAGCTTGAACACCACCAAAGACACCACCTTGCGCAAAGCCTTGAGCGATATTGCTTGCGCTGTTCATTGCGTCAGTAACGCCACGCATCATATCTGCTAAATTCTCATTGCCTGCAGCCTCGAACAAGTCGCCTAATTTATTTGCCATTCCTCCGATTAACTCTGCCGATGCAGCGGCTGAACGACCAACTTTTTTAAGCTTTTCTTCCAACCCTTTGTCCTTGTCATCTTTAGAGAATAACTCTTTTACATCGCTTGCTAATTGCTTGAAAGGATTGCTTTTTAAGGCTTCCTTTTTTAAGCCGTTGAATTGTTTTGTTAGCTCCTGCAACTTCTCGGGGCTTGCCTTAAGCGTCTTTAGTTGTTCTGCTGTAAAGCCAAATTTAGGCGTAATGTCTTCCGATGATGTGTTTTTTAAATAGCTTAAAAGTTCGCTAGTTTTAGCTATTATTCGCTCTATCTCTTTAGTACTTTTTTCGCCTGCATCCTCGAATAATTCTACAAATAAACTAGATGTTTCTTTGAGTTTTGACACCTCCTCATCGTTTACTCGTTTTAATGCTTCTTTGCGCTTTGTTTCAAGTGCTGAAACAGCTTGTTCTTTAGTTGCTACATCAACAGGCAAGGCGTCTAATTCCTTGCGTTTTTTGTCGTACTCCTCGTTAATTCGAGTGCGTTGTATTTGATAAGTTTCAAACTCCTTGAGTAGCTTATCTTGCAAATCCTTTTCTGCTTTTTCTTTGCTCTCAATTGCAACCTTTTCATATTCTTTTAATATGTTTTGTTGCTCTGCTGAAAGGTTATTTGTATCGAGTTTTAGCGTTAATCGGTATTTCTCCTCTTGCTCTTTTGTAGCTTTTGGATTTTTGTTCTTCCACTCTCTTAACTTGTCTTCTTCAAGAGCTGAAAGCATTTCTTTACGCTTCTTTTCGATAGATAAAATAAGCCTATCATAGTTAAGCTCTATTTGCTTTTTTTCTTTCTCGAAGCCGTCCTTTTCTATGTCGATATTCTTTTGTCTTAGCTCTAATTTATCTTCCTTTTCTTGCTCTGCTAGACGCTTTAAATACTCTTTAGAAAGCTTTGCTCTTTCTGCCATTTCATCGGCTAATTTTTGCGCATCGCTTTTACCGCTTTTAGTTTTTTTATCAGCATCTTTGTCGTATTTCTTTACGCCTATTTTCTTAAATTGCTTTTCTACCTCTGTGGCTGCGTCTGCAGCAACTTTCACGAGGTCTTGCATCTCCTTTTTTTTCTTGTCTTCCTCTGCTTTCTTTGCTTTGGCTGCTCTTTGTTGCTCTGCAAGAACTTTTTGCGTATATCCCGAATTCTTTACCTTTTTCCCCTCTTTTAAAAATATATTTCCAAACCTGTCTACATCTTGTTCTAGCTCATATTCAGGTCTAATATTTTTAACCTTTACCGGCTTTAATTGTATTTGTATCAACTCTTTTTGCTTATCTTTTAGCATATCAAATGCTGCTGCCGCTTTTGCTTGCGCCATAAGTGCTGCAACCACGCTAGACGAGTTTTGAATGAGGTATTTATTAGCATCGTTCACACCATTAATTGCAACGCCTAAAGAGTGAAAGGCATCTTGATTATCTTTTATATACTTCTTTTGTGCCTTGAAATTATTGCCAAGTGCTGTATATTCTCGTTTTAGCTTGTTATAAAGGGTTATTTGTTCAGAGACTTTATCGGCAATTGCTTTATTAAAATCCTCTTGCTTTTTAACTGCTGCATTAAAAGCATCATTAGCGGCTTTTTTAGCTGCATTGGCTTTCGCTGCTAAAGTTCCGACAACTGCTACAACGGCTGCTATTGCAGCGGCAATCCAACCCCATACAGGAATAGCACGAATGGCGGCTCCAACAGCTCTAAAAGCACCTGCAAGAGTGAAGTTTGCAACGGTGCCAGCACTAGCAGCAGCAGCGTTTGTCGCCTTGCTAGCTGTGTCAAGATTTTGCATCGCAATAACCTCTTTTGAACCATTGCTAGACGCTTGTTTTGCTGTTGCGTTGCGTGCCTCTGCCGCTGTGTTTATTTCCTTTGCTGCGGTGTTTTTAATTGTTTCTGCTGTCTCTACTGCTTGTAAAGTGTTTCCCTCTGCAACGACCTTGTTATACCAACGTTTTAAGCCATTGATAGTAACTAATCTAAATTCACTATCTTTATTTAATGCTTGCTGAACTTGTTGCAATCCCATTGTAATAGACATAAGGCTTTGGACTTTTAGCATTACCTTTTGTAGGTTCTCATTTTCACCTACAAATAAAGACGTTGCGCCTTGCGCTGCTGTGAAAGCACCCGTTAAGCCCCCGATACCTTTGATTACACCTGCTATTTGTGCTTCATCGTTGGCAAAAACGCTACCTTGCTTTGCGATATCACCTCGTATATCCATAAGGCGTCCAAGCTCTTGCGTCATCTTTACATATTCAGCAGATTTCTCATCACCACCATTGGCGATAAATTCTGCCATTTGCATTGATAACGCTTTGATTTGAGTTCTTAAAGATTGGGTTTTCTCGCTTGCCTTTTGGGTTGCCTCTGCTTCCTTTTGCAACTCCTGTTCTACCTTTAGTAAATCGTCAGCTAAAACGGCTGCTTGCTCGTTAACTTTTTGGCGCAAATTGATATTTTCACGAATAGCAATTGTTTCGTTTTTAATTGCGTTATATTCGTCTTTTGTACCTGTTTTTGCAACAACATTTTTTTTAGCCGACAGCCTATCATATTCGCTTGACAACTCCCTTATAGCTGCTTTATTAGTATCTGTTACTCTGTCTATTTCCTCAAAAGCAGCTGCAACCGCACTCAAAGTGGTTGGGGCGTTAGTTGCAATGTCGATATTTACAACAGGGACATTAGAAAGTAACTCTTGGATTCTATTACTCTCTTGTGATGCTTGCTTATCTATATTAGATAGTATATTGCTTGCTTTTTCAGCATCAGATTGCAAGCGTGAAGTATCAATTCTCGCTGAAAAATATAAACCTTTCTCATTTGATTCCATATATATACTATCCTTTCTGTTTTTTAGTCTGTTATTGAATTAAAGAAGTCATCTATCTTTTTAGAATTGTTCTTGTTATCTGCGTTAATTATTTCTTCATTTTTCTTGTCTTTCTCGTTATCGTATGTAGGCAAAACTGCGCTGTACATAGTGAGATTTACGTAAGACATATCATAAAGCACGGTTTCAAATGGTAGGTGATAAACCTTTGCTGTGCCTGCTACGATTGCCCAAATGCTATTATTTAATCCATTTTCGTTGGGCGAAGCAGATTTATCTCTGTTAGGAAAATGGAAAGCCCGAAAAAATCGCCTAACTGCAAATTGCCTATTAGTGTTGCGGTGATATTGTAAAGCTCGCTAGGTGAGAAGTTTTCTAAAAGCTCTTTTGCTAGCTCTGCTTTTTTATCCACCTCGATAGTTTCTGTAACTACTTTAGTGGTCGTTTGAATTGTTTTTAAAGGGCGTTTAAACAAGCCAAATAGGTATGATTTGTAAACGATTTTTTCCTCTTCAACCTCTATTTCTTTTTGGATTGTGCGTTTTTCAGTAAGGTTTTTTGCACCTAAAATAAGGATTGCTAAGGCTTCTCCAAATGGCTCGCAATGCTTAGCAAAAGACAAAGATTCTTTTACTACCTCTGCCTTATCTAGCGTGATATTTGGAAGTGTAGAAATACACTGTGAAACCTTGATAAGCGTTGCAACGCTTGGTGAAGCTACTTTGTATGTTTTAGTGCCTACTAATATATTCTGTGGCACTTGCAAAATGGCGTCTCCTGCCTTTTGCTCAATAGTTTTATCGTTTATCATGATATTATGTGTGTGTTTTATAATAGCAAGCTAGTTTTTACGCTAGCCTGCTATTTTTTTTCATTAAGGGATTTGAGTTACCTCTACAACCGATGCTAAGCCATCAGCGGTGATTGTCACCTTACCCACACGAGCTTTGCCTGTGGTATTTGCAGACACCTTGATGGTTGCTACTTTTACATTTGCAGTAGCTGTAATCCAATCGCTATTTGGTGTGCTTACAGCTATGTTACCTCTCGATGTTGCAGTGATTGTCTTACCTGTGTTGTCTGCGGCAGAAGTGAAGTAAAGCTTATCGCCTGAAAGCGTTAGCGCATTCTTTTGATAAGGCTTGATAATCTTACCTGTAGCAGGTTTCAAAGCCTTTGCTACATAGTGAAGTAAGATACCCTCTGCAGATGAGTAAGTTTGCTCGCAACGCAATGTTGCACGCTCGATAAGGAAACCCTTGCCTCCCTCATCTTCGGGGGTTAAGCGTAATGCAAACTCACCAGCAATAACACCGTCTTCGTCTTCCACAAATGGTTCTTCACCTTTCTTTACGAAATGGTCAAACTCGAATGTGAAAGTAGATTTGCCAACTCGTGAATCTACGATTTCTCCACCCTCTTCGATAGCGGTTTTTTCCTCGCCCGGATTTTGCGATAACTTGGTTGTATCTTCCTTTGGTGTTGCTGTCTTTTTCCAGCTACCATCAGGATTTCCGCCTACAGATGGGCAAAACTCGATTGTGGGTTTACCCCATGATAAAATTGCCATAGTTTATTCTTTTTTTTAGTGATTAATATTATTCATTTCCGAAGTAGTCATAACCTAGTTTTATCACGATAAAGTGTTGATTGGTATTATCTTCTTTAAAGCTAGTTATTGTATTTAAAAGCTTGAATTTGTAGTTTGAAACGCCAGCTGTTAGTGAATTTATCCACTCTTTAGCAAGTGCTTCTATTACTGCTCCTCGCTTTTCGTTTTCGATGAAATTCCCACTACTATATGGGTCGTGGTCGTTGTAGAAAATATTGATGGTTATAACGCCTTTTTCTACTTGGTCAGGAATGCCTGTGGTGAAAATAATCAAGATGTCTTCAAGCATGCTATCTTTTGGTCTGTTTTCACGACTGAAAAAGATATTACCTGATAGGTTTTGTTGAAGCCTACTACCTAAAAGTAGTCTGCGGACATCTTGAAGTATTTCTTTGCTTGTTTTAGCCATTTTTGAATTGTTCTTGTAGTTGTTTTCCAAGTTCTATCTCTGCGCTATCTAGGACGTCTAAACCTTTTGCAGAAACGTATATAGCATAATGCATACCTGCTACGACTATTAAGGTTATTCCTTTGCTCGTTTTGGCTAAAGCTTGCGCCAAAGCTTCACCGCTCTTGGCTCCATCATAACCATCTTTTACAACATCAAATTTGCCCCGTTTAACAATCTCACCATCAACAGATATGATATAACCAATACTACTTCTTAAGTTGTTTGTTTGGTTATTATATTTACCCGACAAACGAGCTGTATTTACAACATTCTCACCGATATAAGATAGCTTGTAAATAGTCTCATTGATTAATTCTTCAACGCTACTCTTTAGGTACTTATCTATATCTTCTTGTGGTGTTATTTGCTTCATTATTAGACGGTTATTTGGATTTCATCGACTGCCGTTAGTGGCTTAATTTGGATAATTGAGAACTCACCAAGAGAATTGCCAAACGCATCAAATAAACTTATCTGCTCGCCTTTGAAACTGCGCATTTCGATAAGTATAGTATAGTGTTTTTCAGTGTAAGGCATATTATCTGACTTCGCTAGGCTGTTGTAAGATGCAATTTCATACTGACATGGTATTGGTTTGCTCCATGTAGATTTTTCGCAACTCTCAACAAAACCTGTGTCTCTGTCAATATAACATTGCGCTTTGCTCTTTACTCTTATAGTGCCATTCTCAATAATCATAAGGTATCTCCCTTGTATCCAAATTTAGTTTTAACAGCTCCCGAAGTTTCTCCGAAGTCGCTGTATATCGCTTTTGCTAGGTTTCTAAACGATGTACGTTGGTCTTCAGAGAAAGAATAAGACTGCCCACCTTGTGACACGTCAGGAGCAAAAGAGAGCCACATATAAAGGTCAGCTTTCGCCAAGAGAAAACCCTTTGAAACTGCGATGTCACTTGTTAGGTCTACATCTAAGTTTAGACTTCTTTTTATTGCAATCTCCCCTATTGTTCTCTGTGGTATTGGGTAGGCGTTTATTCCTTTTAAAACTTCGAGAATTGTAATCATGATAAAACTTTAATTATTAAGGTTAAATGAGCTTCTTACCACTTCTTTTTGTCGGTTCTCACATACACGTTGCGGTATGCTGAATCGAGTACAGGAACAGCGTCACATTGACCGATAGTTACCTCGCTAGTTGGCTCGATTGTACCATACTTTTTGACAACAGTATGAGCACGTTCAGCACGCAAGATGAGGTCGTTATTTTCTCTCAATATGTCATATTGAGTTGTTCCTAAACGTTCAGTTTCAGACAACACCATACGGCTATCTGCGAATGGGTTTGCGCTAGTAGTTGTACCATCAGCAAACTCACGTGAGATAGTTTGGTCAATTACACGCAACTGCAAGCCATTCAACCACGCTTGTCTTGCAAGCATTTGGTTTACCGCTGCTAAGTCAGGTGTTTGAGCCATGCCGACTGCATTTTGGATGTAAGATGCACACATTTTGATGATTTGGTCGCTTGAACAAATCTTGTACAACTCATCCAAGTTGATGAATGCAAACTTAGGATTGAGATTTCTTGCCTTTGCTTGCTTCACAATCTTAACCAAGTCACCGATAATATCAGCGTTAGCTGCGTTGCCCCAATCAGTAGATGTTGAAACTTTGTTTTCAGCATCCACATCATAGTCTAGTGAGAACTCATTAGCAAATGTAGCGTTGTTGGTAGTTGTGAAATCTAACTTACCAGCGTTAGATACCAATGCAAGAGCAATGTACTCAAGTTCAGATTGAACGCCATTGAAGCAAAAATCGACATCTTCACCCCAATATTGTACAAGCTTCACGGCATCTGCTTCACCTGCAAGAGCAAGAGCAGTTTGATAATCTTTGATTTCAGAACGTGTCATTTCACGTGAAATAGAGATGAAAGGAATATCACCCTTTGCACTCTCAAAGATTGGTCTACGCTTACGAATGGTTGTTCCATTGTCTGTGTGCAAATCAGCTGCTACGTTCTTAGCTGCTAATTGATTTGACAGAGTTTTCCAAGTGAAACCTGTCACCTTTTTTACGGGGAAATGTTTGCCAAAATAGAACTGCGAAGCATCAACTGAATTCAAGCGTGCTTGCACCATTTTATCATTCAATCCCTCGATTAATGTTTGTCTAATCATATTTTAAATTCCTCCTCCTTAGTAGTTGATTACACCCTTAAGTGCTTGTTCAATTTCAGTTGGCAAGTCATTACCTTTGGTTACTGCAATTAACCAAGCATCAGTATCTAAGTTGTCACCTGCAACAACGGGTTTGGTTGTGCCGTTAATTGCAAAAGGAGCATACTTTAACGCTGACTTGGTGTCTGCAGATTCTTTGCCTGCTAAGAAAACAAAAGCACCTTTCTTAAGCTCTCCCAACGCTGCTTTGATAGTCAAAATATCAACGCTCTTGTCGCTAGCGTCAATTGCAGTGATAGTTGTTGCTTTGTTGCCAAGTTTAGCGCAAAGAATATCACCTACTACAAAGTGATGTCCTTTTTCTACCTTGATTGCAACACCGCTATCCGCTACATCTTCATTGATTTTTGCAACTTTCACAACGTGGCAAATGCCATCAATTGGAGCTGAAAGAACAGTGCCCTCAAGCAGATATTTTCCGCCAAGTTCTTTAGTTTGCACAGAAACGCCACCTCTTACATCGGCAACTTTGTGCATGATGACGCTTGGAAATCTTGTCTCTTTGCGTCTTTGTACTGTCATACTCATTTTCGTTTGGTTTTAAATGTTAATTAAAAAGGTTGTTCACCATCTTTTAGAGAAGTGTTTCTTGCTGCAATAGCTTCTTGTTCCTCCTTAGATAGTTCTTGAGAGTTATCTCCGCCTTGATGTGCTGCAGGACGTCCAAAAACAGCACCTTTAGACTTCACAGACGATGCGATTTCGTCTACCTCTGCTGTGATTTCTCCAACAAGAGTCGTAAACTCTTCATCAGAAAGCTTATCAACCGACATACGTTCATATGGTTTTCTAAGGTTTTCAGGCAATTTCTTGAACACTGCAGATAGTTTTTGCTTTCTTTCTGCTGTAATTCTTTCACCATCCATTTTACCTAAGCGTTCAGAGAGTGTTTTATTCTCTGCTACAAGCTGTTTTGCCCATTCAGGCATTGTTTCCTCTTGTGGCTTTGGCTTAGGCTCTTGTAGCTTTTCACCATCCTTTAAACCATACTTTTCCTCATAGTTGCGTACAGCAGATTGTTGAGCTTCTGTTGCTCGACTATCGCCATAACCCTCGATGATTTGTTGAATTGTCACCCCCGAAACTGCGGTTGCAACATCTTCTTCTTTAGTTGTAGTCTTGGCTAGTTTGTCTGCAATCCTACTTAAAATGCTTTCGTTGACCCCCTCAAACTTGGCTTTCAACGCTGCTAAAAGTTCTTTTTTCATTTTTCTTGTTTTTTTGTTCTATAGAATACCCAAAATTAGATATTAAAGGAATTGTGTTTTTTCTAAGCTCTGAATTTTGTTATTTTTAACAATTTAGGGACAAATTATGCTCCGTCAGAGCAAATAAATCCCTCTTTTAAGTGAATTATTTACAGAAAAGCACTATATTTGCAACAAAGACTTTACACTATGTGTAAGTTGCATTTTTATTCACTAATAATTAAGATTAAAAACCGATGAAAGTAAACCTACTAGCAACCCTATCACTTATTGGCTTGATGTTTGCAATTACAAGTTGCACACAAAACCCACAAAAACAGGCTGAAAACCTCGTTAAAAAGCAACTTGAGACATCATTGCATGATATGAATAGCTATGAGAGTGTAGAGTTTGGCACTTTGGATTCTGCTTTTTCCAAAGTTGAAGACCTCGAAGAGTACAAGGAAGTGGTGTTTTGGGAAGAAAAATACAGTAGGAAATGCACATCGGCTCTCAATAATGCAGAAACCTATGAGGAGCTAGGTTTATACGATACACAAAGTAGTTATATACAAGAAGCAGAAACTCTTTTGGATAGTTTGAAGAAGTATGAAAAAAGACACCAAGAGCTAGATTCACTTTTTGTCCCTAAGTTTATAGGTTGGAAACTTGAACATACCTTTAGAGCAAATAATCCTGAAGGGCACAAAGTTATAAGCCATCGTGTATATTACTTCGATAAGGATTTAACTAAGATAGTTAGAGATGAAGATAACAGCAAGAGAGACGATGAAGAGTAGATAAAAGAATAAAATAAACACTTATAAATATATCAACTATGAATATTCCACAAGCAGTTGTAGAAAAAGCTATGTTTTTCGTAAACCATCCCAATGGTGGTATAAAAAAAATAGGAGAATACAAAGGAAATGATGCTTATCACGCATTCATAAAGGATGCAGAAACAGGTTTCCCATGTATACTCCTATATAATAAAAATAACAATAAGGTCGAGGAATTTGTAGGCTTCGACGCTTTAAAAGTATTAAGGTTAATATCCAAAAATTGATACGAATTTCTTCTTAAACAACTTATCATCTATCCTTGCTATTCCTCTTTTTTCATGAGGTCTTTTGCTACCGTCTTTTGCAAGTTCCATTATATCTCTCATAACCTTTCCTGAATATAGTTGTGGCTCTATGTATACTAATTTTCCATTTTTTAATCGTTGTAATATTGTAGCGTGCCCTCCACCACTTTCCCAACCAATGGTTAATACATACACTCCAACTTCGCTACAAGCTTCCTCAAAATATTCCTTATAGTGATTTGGGGACATTTCCTCGTAACCTTTGTTATTCATCCATTCTAGTGTAATACTAGGTTTTAAGCTTCCCCCATTTTGGTTTTCCCAAATATCAAAGCTATGTTGTTTAGCTATCCATGCAGATAATGAATCAAAAGCATATCCACGTGCATATATGTTAAATCCTCGCAATCGCAACATGTAAGCTGGGACGCAAGTTTGACAATTTATTCTATATGCCCAATTTTCAAAATAATTAGGGTTTGCACTTTGCATATCTGCGCTTTCTATACTCATCGGTCTGCCTTTCAGTATACCTAAATCTTTCTCTATTTCTCTCATATTTGCAATTTGCTCTTTGGTAAAACCTCCCCAAACAAGTTTATCCCATTTTTCTTGTATCTCCAAGCCACGCTCATACTTTTTAAATAAAGCATCTGTTTCTTTTATAGACAACTTATTAAATATGGCTTTTCTAACTCTTTCATAGCGTTTATCTAGTGCTGGATAAGTGCGTTTATGCCTATAAGTTAGCTTATTTAATAAAGCTATGCGTTTTTCATTATAAGCTTCAATTCTTCTACTTCTCCATAAATCGTGGATATGCTCTATTTGCTCTTCTGTTCTTTGAGATTGTCTTGTCTTAGCTTTTTCAAGAGTTGTGAGTGGCTTATTCCTCTTGGGTTTATTTTCAATTGGATTATTCTCAATTGGGCTGTTTTCTGTTGTTTTTTGACCTATAAACTCACCATCTTTGAAGTTGTCTTTAATGAAGTAAGGCAATGACTTAGCCTTGTCGATACGCTCTTTGTTATTCTCGTACCACTCTTTAAACTTGCTTGGCAATTCTTTTACCTCGCTCTTACTTGGCTTACCACTCTTTAGCTCATCGGGTGTCTTTAAAATAGTTGTAGCAAAGCATCTGCAGTGAGGATGCCAACCTGTAAACTTGAAGTCCTTTGGATATTTGCCTTGCAATTCATCGCAAATGTCGTGAAAATCATGCGGTTTTCCGTCACGACCTTTGCAAGTATGGTTATTTGATAAGTGAATTTCAATGCCAACAACAAAGTCCATTTCTTTCCATCGCAAATGGTCTGCGGTACGATAGGCAATGTTTGTTTCTGTTGCTGCCAATCTTCGTGCATTCATGTACGATGAGCGATAAACACCTTGTCCTGGATGGAAAGCGTTAGCAGCCTTTGAAAGTTGCAAAATGCCGTGTTCATCCTTATAGCGTCTAAAGAGCTTATTAGTATTCTGCAAATAATCTCTCAATGAACGGCTCATTTGGTCAGCGGATTTGCCACTGCGTATGCCTAAGTCCAAACCCATTTCTATTTCACTCTTAAAGCGTTTGGTGAAATCCCACACGCTATCTGAAAGGCTTAAACCATTGCGTTTGCGCTCAATAAAGGCGTCTTTTGCGTCCTCATTGTTATTGAAATAGCGTTTCTTTTGCTCGTCTGTAAGCTTGTCTTTCTTGCTTCCAAAAGCTTTATTTACTATCTCATCATTTTTGCTGTTTGACAATGCCCATTCAGCGTCAATTCCATTCACGATAGATACTTCAAGAGACTTCTTGAACTTAGATAGAAGTGCGTTCATCTTCTTTTGGGTTTGCGGATAATCGTCAAAATTGAAAGGCTTTGAGCTATCCACACCATTAATCGAGCAACCGATTTTACTTGCTTCATCGGATGCTATTTTATAAAGTTCTTGAATTCTTTTGAGATACAACTGCACATTTTTCAAATGCTGTTCATCGTGTTTGTCTTTTGGCTTGGGCATTGTCTTTTATCTTGGTGTTAGTTCATCATTATTGAGCAAGTGAGAAGCTATCTATCTCTTGCTCTTCTGTGATTTCCTTAAAGGTTCTGTCGACATCGTCAGAATAACCAAAGTTCTCTATACTCTCTCGCTGTGACATGATAGCTTTACCACCATTAGCAGCAAGTAGCATGTTCACGTTTTCGAGATTATCAGAAATAGAGAATGGGGTGATTTTATTTTCCACCTTTAGAGCATCAATGTCTTGCGCATAGGCTTCACCAAGAATAATCTTTGCAAAGGCTTTGAGTACGCTTGTTTCTCGGTCTAAGAACTCTAAAACTCTTCCGCTTTCGTCTTTAACTTTCATTTGAGCGTCAATGAATAGTTGCTTACGGCTTTCACCTGAAAGAGCTTGCTGTGACATCTTTTCATACGACCAATCGGGTAGTTGCAACTGCGTGAAAAACATTGCTCTTAGCTCATTGATATAGAATTTCAAGTTATCAACTGCTTGCGTCCATGTAACATAGCTTGCAGTAGCTTCTTTAGGCAATTGTAGCACTGCTCTAAACTCTTTGATGCTACTTTTTTCACCGCCATACGATACATCTTCATCAGAAGATACCACAAACAAAGGCTTGCTGTTCTTGCGCAAGTAATTACCATTGCGTGAGAGTGCCCATTCCATTTCATAAACGATTTTAGAAGTGTCCTCCCAAATTGGCGTTGAACGATACATATACACAGCTGGTATCTTTAGTAGTGTAATCTCTTCATCTTCTATTATCTCCCACTCTCCGTTTGCATTAGAGAACTTCATGTGTCGTTTTTCGCTGTAAGTATCAAAGAAATCTACTGTTTTCTTTCCAACCTTGCGCCTATAGGCTACTGACATCGCAATCATATCTCCGTATTCATCGAATAAAGGAAATAGAACATCATCATTCATAGGCGTGAAGTTTCGACAACGCAATTTAAGCTCGCTTGGACGTCCATAATGGTTGTTTGGTGTGTCTGTTGCATACCAAAGTGTTGCAACTTCACAGCTAGCAAAAAGCATATTTAGACGCTCAATATTGACGCTGTCTATTCTGTTGCGTTGATAGATAGCTTCAAGAAGTGCTGCTACTTCTTTTTGCTTGTCGTTTTCAGGCTTATAAATACGCTTAACGGGAATTCCACAACAAAGCTCTGTCATACGCTTAACCGCTAAACGTTGCAAGTCAAACGTTACTCTTGTCACTCTTTCAACATCTCCATCTTTCACAATGTCAGGATAAATAGCCTTATTCATTACAGGATGCTCTTTAGGCTCATATTCAGCCTTTAAGCCGTCCTTACCATGCCATTGTGGTAGGCTTATGTTCTTTTCTTGCAAAGCAACTACAATCTCACTTGGTGAAGATGCGTTATTGATTATTTCTTCAAAAGTCATAGTGTATAATTTATTTTAAAATGCAATATTTGATAATCGTTCTAAATCTATCGGTTTATGCGTGCTATTAAGGTGATAATCAATAGCATAGCAAAGAATATCCACGTACTCATCGTGGGGCTTTGATGGAAACCCGCAAACCTCGTCTATAAAGTCTGTATTCCACGCACCATCGACCAAGATAACTCTTCCGCATTCAACCGCTGGTGAAGCTGTATTAAGGCGTGTTTCTTTGCTTTCCTTTGGTGTCGGTGTTTTGGTCACATTTAAGCCTGTTGTTTCTTTGAGCTGCTGAATTACTGACAAACCGTTAGCCTTTGGTTCTATCCTAATTGTGCTTTTTGCGGTATAGCCATGCGATTTCACATAGTTTGGAATAAACCTGATTAAATCAGGGAATTCCTTTCTCACCTTTTCACCATGAATGATGTACAAATCATTTCCAATCTTACACGTTGCAATGATGCCCGTAGGGTCATTGTTGCTCTTCTCGGTATAAGCTGTGTCCATGAAGAATATTACAGGTTCTGAATGATGTAAGCGTATGAATTCATTCATTGAAATTCTCGCAAACCAATTGCTCTTGACGATGTTACCGCCTACTATTGTTGGGTGTTGCTGGTAAAGTGCAGAGAACTCACGGGGTGCACGCCCTTTTTGCTTTGTCAGCTTTGCTAAAGAGTGTCTTTCTTCCCACAGAGCCTCGCCTACCTTTCTAGGAGATTTAATCTCTCCATCGTGGTCTTCTTCGCATATAGCGGGTATTGATAGCACCGTCCACTCTTGCGGTTCAGCTTTCAAAATCCTACCTGCTAAATCATCTTCATGCCATCTCGTCATGATAAATAACTGCTTGGAATCGTTGTGTAAACGTGTCGTGAGCACGGTGTTATACCAATCCCACACTCTTTGACGATAGGTTGTAGAGTTGGCTTCTGACGCATCCTTTACAGGGTCATCGATAATTGCAATGTCGACAGGTGTACCTGTTAAAGATCCACCAACACCGACAGCCTTGTAAAAGCCTTTATGATTGACAATCTCGAAAATATCAACGTTTCTCAAGTAGCCTTTTACATCGGTTCTCACGTTCGAGCCATTGAGATAGGTATTTGGAAATATAGCTTGGTATTCTTTGGTATCAATCGTTCGCTGAATTGCTCTTGAGAATTGCTCTGCTAGATCTGCAGAGTAAGAGCTACCTACTATCTTTAAGTTAGGGTTTTTACCCAATGCCCACGCTGGGAAATTACGTGAAATAATCTCACTTTTACCATGCTGTGGGGGGACGAACACCATAAGGTTTTTAATCTTACCCTCCAAAAGCATTTGGCAGTAGTCAGCAATGACTTTGTGAAACCATTTAAGCTCATATTTTGAATTGGAATAGCCAAGAAAGCACGAAAAAGTTAATGGTGCTTCAAGTTTTAGTCGTTGCTTCTTTAGCTCCATTAATTTTCGCTTAATTTCCGTTGTGTCTTTTCCTCTTCCTGCCATGAGTTTACTCTTGAGAAATCAATTTATCTAGTCTTTCAATCTCTTTGTCTATCTCTTCTTTGCTCATCTCTTCTTTCTCCTCTAACTTCTTAACTGCGACATCTGTACGCTGTTTATTTTGGTAGTTGTCGGGGTCGATATTAGTAAGCAAGAAGATAGCAGCTGCTACATTTGGTTGATAGTAAACTGTCTTTTTCTTGAACTTCTTTATTACAGGTTTACTTGCATCTTTAGGATTTGGGACATATTCGGTCTCTGTTTCCTCTCTCGAATAACCTTTTGCCACTTCTGCAAGCGACACTGAAAGGTCGTGCGATAGACGCTTTTTAAACGTCTCTTTGGCTTCTGTTACTGCTTTCTTAAAGTCGGGCTTCTCCATCCAATGGTAGAATGTCTTATAGTCAATTGAAAAACGCTTACAGAAGTCTTTAAGCATAGCACCTCCATAATCTATCAAGCCGTGTACTTCTACCCAATCTGCACACTCTTTTGTTATCGTTTTGTTAAATTTAGTCATTGCTTTTTATTGTGTTTTTGGAATTTTAGGTATTGTCTAAACTACTTCTGCCCATTGCTTAACGATTGAGTATAAGGCATTTCCGCTATCATTGGTATTGCCAAATGTATCGCTATCGCCATATTGAGCAATCTTAAGTTGAGCTTTGATGAACGCTGCTTGTTCTTTAGCTAGTGTGAAAGTGAGTTTTTCAGTATCATTATTCTCATCGCCTATTTCTCCGTTGGTATTAGGCTCTTCACCTGTTGGAATTATCGGCAAGTCGACACCCCACTCTACAAGTTGAAGCTCATCCCATTCATTTGCGAGCATATCCCAACTCCATTTGCCAAAGCCGTTGTTGTCAATAATAGTGTAAGCTTTGAGTTGTTCAATTGACGTCTCTTTGGGTATAATTATGCAAGGTGCTTCTGTGTAGCCCAATTCTTTTAAAGCTCTGTAGCGCATATTTCCACCGATGAGGATGTATTTGCTATCGTCTATAGGGTAAATAAGCAAGCTACGTAAAGAGAGCATTTCGGGATAATCTGTGATATTGTTTTTAAGTAATTCCATCTTCTCACGTGTTATGCTTCGTGGGTTTGATGGAAGTCCCTCTAATTGTCCCTTATTGACTTCTATCTCATCTAATGGTAGTATTATTATCTTTGTAAAGTTTGTGTCTTTCATGTTATAAATATTACATATTATGCAAAAATAAGAAAAGAGCACTTTGAAAGCACTCTTCTCCTATATTGTAATATTTTTTAACAGAAATAACTCTGAACTTCTTTCATAAAATCGTCTAATGAACGGCAAATCACATATTTATAGCCTGCCCACTCTAATGCTCTTTGCATCATTATTTGTGATGGCTGCTGTCTTCCTTTTTCTGTTTTAAGCTCAACAAATAGTGCGTGGTAGTCTTTTGATGGAAAGCACAAAATTAAGTCAGGAAAACCAGCTCTTGTACCCATTCTTTTAAACTGAATAGCTTCAAATCTTGTCCTTTTTCCTCCATTTGGTGAATGGTGAAGAAGTAAGGCTAGCTTTGGGTATTGTAAGTTAAACCAATTCACGCAAGCTATTTGTATTTGGTCTTCTTCGTGTGTCATTTTATTTTTAGCTTAAAATGGTACATCGTTTTTGTTCCCTTGAGCACTTGCAATGTTGGTATTATTTGCATTACTCTCCACCTTTCTATCGAGTAATTGAAGTGTTTCAGCTTCTATCTCTGTAGCATATCTAGTGATGTTATCTTTGGTATATGAGCGGGTTTTTATTTTGCCCTCAACGTAGACTAGACTTCCTTTTTTTATGAACTTCTCGGCAAATTCAGCTTGCTTTTGCCAAATTGTGATATTATGCCATTCTGTTTTATCGGGATAGGCAACACCGCTTTGTGAAGTGTAGCCTTTTTCAGTTGTAGCAATGGCTAAATTTGCAACCTTTTTGCCTGCTGGCGTTGTGGTAATTTTTGGTTCATCACCAACATACCCAAGTATTATAGCTTTATTAATCGATGCCATATATTACTAGTATAATATTTATTTTTATCTTATATTATATAAACTATTATATCTACTACTAAGTAATTATTCTAGAAGTAGAAAAAATCATCACGCATATACACAATTATGCCATTAAAAATGTTTTTATCTGACGACCCAAAGATATAGTGTATAAACTCTTCTTCTGTCATACATTCATTTTCGATGAGCTTTGAGACGCTTACCATTTTGTGACCAATTCTAGCAGTCATTATTCCTCCACTTTCAGGATGTCTGCAAATAGAAATAGTATCATAATTTAGATGCTTTACACAACCTAGCTCTATTTTGCTTGGTTTTAAGCTCTCTACACTATAGCATATTTTGAGCTTTTGACTACCTGAATTAACGCAAGACAAACGCTTGCTTATCGTTGTGAAATCCTTAAGAATGCAATGCTTTAGTTTTCCATCGATGTACATTTTGCTAACACGCTTGCGCAATTCTTCATCATCGATTATCTCACTTAGACTTTTACCAATATTCAATTCTAGCATAGTAGTAATTTTTAATTAATATACTTATCAATAATCTATTTAATATTATATATTTACAAAGATACATTAAATTTCTTATTTAAGCAATATATTAATTATTTAAATAGTCCTCAAATGTAATTTTCTTAAGTGAGTTGTGAAGCACACCAATATTGAGTTTTACACACTCATCTTGCAATATCTTTTCTATCTTGATATTACCTGCTCCAGCATCTACACACTCTTTTATACAGCTCATCAGCTGGTCCATTTGCGGTGAAGTGATATACTCTTTCTTCCCATTTATAACTCCTTTAACTTCGCTTGAAATGCCATTTAAGAAGTCATTTGCATAGTTGAGTATTTGAAGTGCTATTATAGCGTAAGTTGAAGCATCTTTGTATGGGAAATCTCTATTCTCCCTCTTTATAGCGTTATTCACTGAATGAAAGAATTTTATTGCATCGTTGTAATAGCTAGACATGAAAGCATCTAGCACGTCATCAAGCAAGTTTACAGTGCCTTTATCTTGGTGCTTATCAAGCATGTTTCTCCACTCTTGTATGAGCATTTTCATTGTACGTGAAAGCTTTATAGTATCGGGTATTCGCTTTTCTGCTAATTCTTTTAATAGCTTTTCAACATACACTATCGCTATATTATATATCACAATAGGCATTATCACTTGGTGTGCAAGCTCATTTACAGAGAATTTACTTGATAGCTTTTCTTGCTGTGTTTTGACACTTTTAACCTCCAATTTCTGTTGTACTTGCGACATACTCACAACTCTCCAACTAAACCACTTAGCGTTAATCTTATGTGGCTTACTGCGGTTGTTTTCACGTACAATCAAGCACATTGTTCCATCTTTCAACGGCTCGGTTTGCTTTGCAAAATATTGCTTGCCTAATTTTATTTCAGATTGCACTCTATCATTGCAATTTCTAGCTATTATTTGTATGAGCTGCATGCGTTTTTAAGTTTAGAAGTTAATACTGAAATCTCTCTTAAGACTTCCTCAAAGTGTTCAATTGAAATGTTTGTGTTATCAATTAAGAAGCAGTAGAGTTTATTCACTCTACTTTGCTTCTCTTGTATATTAATTTGCATAAATATTCATTTTTAGTGTTGTTCAATTAATGGAATAATGCCTAGCTCTTTTAAAGCGTCATAAAGGAAAATTCTACCTCTTTGCGTCCATTCAGACGTCATACGTGTATCAGGCGTACCATCTTTATGCATGATTGTGATTGTTCTGCTATGAAGATAGCCTTTACCGATGAATGGAGAGTATAAAATCCATTGTCCGTTAACTTTGTGCTGTATTTTCATCTCCTTTAGCTTAATATTTAAAGCCTTTGCAGACAAGCCATAGTCAGCAGCTATTTGAGTTGTGGTAACTGTGCCTTTGCTTTGTAGGATTTTATTTAGATAGTCATTTCCTTTCTGCATTTCAGCAATAAGTTGCTTTTGCGTGTTATTTTCAACCTCTAGTTGCTTTATCCTTTTGTTGCGTTGCTCGATGGTTGTTTGCGCTACTAACACTGCTTTAGCCATGATTTCATCGTCTGACATGTTGTTATTTGTAGCGATATATCCACCTGTTTTGCGTATGGTTGGCAAAATTTCAGCCGTCACCCACTTTCTAAACACTTTTGCTTCTGCTTTTCTGCTATCTAGAATGACATCATACAAACCATCTTCATTTACAAAGTTTGCTTGCTGAATTCTTCCTAAGCTATCAGAGATGGGTTGGGTTGAAACCACCCCATCGTCAAGTCGTCTTTTCACATCTCCTTGTTGCAAGTCTAAAGCTTTGCAAACATCACTTAAACAAAACAGCGGGTCTTTTGCAGTACCCGCTGTTCTAATTCCACCAAATTGTGGTGAATGAAAAATTGTAACTCCTATGTTATTGCTCATCGTTAACTACTTGAATAATTTTAGTCTCTTTGATTAACTCGATATTGTAAGAGCTTATATATTTGCTCTCCATATATTTTTCCGTTGCTTTGTGAGCACCTAGTGAAGTTTCAGCTTCAACAAGTAGCTCTATCGGGGTATTTTTCTCATTTCCCCTTGTATCAAGAGTACAAATTAAAACTTTACACTTAAAGAAGCTTTCGACATCTTCACCATCACCACGCAATGATACATCTGCATACTTTGTAATTGCAACAGATGTAATATTGATTTCTGTTTTTACATACTGACCTAACTCCTTGAGGATAATTTCCTCTGCACGCCCAAATGACGATGTTTTAACTAAGAATTGTTCAGTTACTGTCTTTGTAGCTCCACTATCTAGCACTTTTTCATAGCGTGCTTTTACTAAATAATACTTTTCCATTTCTATTCTGTTTTACTTTTTAGTTCTACTTTTCTTTGGAAGCACCCAACCTCGTTGTTTTGCAACAGCTTGGTTAAATCTCATCCATACATCTTCGTCTTTAAACTCAAAGTGCATTGTTCCCTTTTTGAAAGCTTTTACACGAAAGAAAGCCCAATCAAACCAAACACCATAACCAATTCTATTGGTGTAAATGTAATTGTTTAACTCTGGTATTTCGTCATAGTTTGTCGCTGTGATGTAGCACAAAGCCCTTATGACATCCTCAACTCTCTCTCTGTTTGTCGAGTAGTACGAGAAATTGATTACAGAACCACCCCAACGTGCATCATAATTAGTCATGTAAGGGACAATAAACTTTTTGTTTATCATGTAATTAGCGTTGGTTTTCCACTTCTCTCCTGCTGTTGAATTTTCAGCAGAGAAAGAGCAAATCATATCAAACGCTTCTAATATAGCTGTATTCATTCGTTGTCCTGTTGTCTGAATTACCATGTTTAGAACTTGATAAACATTGTGCATCGTGAAAGGTACATTTACTTGAGTTTCAATGAACTTATTTATTTGCTCACGCAAGCCCTTTGTAGCATGCTTTCCCATGTTTAATTTATTGAAGATGATGCGCCAATAATACTTCTGTAGTTGCTTCTTATATTGTTGCCTTGTGATGTTTACAGCATGCCCTCTCTCGTCAATTGTGCTAAAGCGAATAGGCGTGTAATTACCCCTATCTTCTGAAAACTTTGCTATATCGTTAATCTTTTGAGCTGCTTCCATCGTTTCGTCAAATAGCTTAACTGCTGAGGTATAGCGATTAACCATATCTCTCACAACATTGTACTGAACAAGTCCCTCTGTATTGTTGTTATCCAACATATCCTCTTCGCTTGAAAAGATGTAATTTGCAAACTCATTTTCTCCGCTACCCTCCTTGTAAAGCTTCACAAGGGAAACAGATACAGATGTGGTTCGTTCTGCATCGTCGAAAACAGAGCCTAAGTTTTCAAAACAGCCGTATAACTCAATTAACTCATACAATTCTGCTCTTACACTTGAATACCTATTTTCAATATTAGAAGTATTGCAGAGAGCTATTATTGTACAGCCAGCAGGTGCAATTTCAAAGGCATGCTTAATGTGCTTTACACCCTCGCTAAATGGTGGGTTCATTACAATAAAATCGACATGGCTTATTTGCTCTGGTGTAACCTCAAGAAAATCACTTGCAAGCAATTGACACTCACCTGCAAGTAGTTTTTGCAAATGAGTATCTTTTTCGCAAGCAATAACTTCACCAACTCCATTCTTTTTAAGCCATTTGACGATATTTCCACTACCTGCAGATGGTTCTAAAATAGTTTTACCTAAGATATTTTCACCAAGCATCATAGTGCTTATAACTTCTTCTGGTGTAGGGTAAAAATCTGCGTTTTCTCTAAATAAATTCATTGCTATTTTGTATTATTCGTTAGATTTTCTTTTCGGACTCCAAGTTAATTACTCAATCAATTAAATAATTTGTATCTTAGGTTGTTCTCCATTCAACACCCTTTTTGCATCTGCAAAAGAAGCATATAATCTTTCTGTAAAGTTACCTATTACAACAAACTCTTGTCCAAACTCATCTTCAAACTTTGTAAGTTTATTGCCCTTGTAAATAATCTCGCTTAAAATCGTTTTAACTTTCATTGCTCTTTATTATTTTACTTTCAATCTCTTTTCAAAAATAGCCTTGACTGCTTTTGCATCTTCTTCGGCTTGATCTCTTTCACTTAGCAAATAATAATTGCCTGAATTATAGTTTTTATCATCGTATACAGTTGCGCCTTCCATCTCTTGAATAACGTTACCACCTCTATCGATATACAAGTAGTCTTCATCTAATTCTGCTCTCCGTCTAATCCTCTCCATTGTCTTAGTTTCTGCGTTCCAGCGCAAACCCTTTGCTTTTAGGTCATCGAAGAAAGCTTGTTTTTCTTCTTCGGTAGCGTGGCGGAAATAAGAGTTATCCCAACCTAATTGACAGGTACTATAAGTATTGTAATAACTGCAAAAAGTGACTTTTGCTTCGCTGGTATAATATTTGAATATAGCAACTATATTTGATGTTTTTGAGTGCAAAATATCACCGTCTTTAGACCCTTCTTTGAGTTCTTCGTTTTGCTCTTCGATAATAATTACATTATCTTTGATAGTTGCTTTACAATTTTCAGGGATTTGAAATTTATCCCCTGCGCTTAATTTAATTTCCATAGTTGTATTATATAAAAAAATTAGACTTTATATTTATTGTAAAATTGTAGCATTTCTCTACACCTACATTTAATAGTAGCAATATTATGAGACACATTTCCAGAAGTAGTTTTATCACAAACTTGAGAAATATTATCTAAAGTAGCTATGAATGTTTCATCCATTTCTTTGTATCTTTCGCACTCTTCTTTTAGACGTTTATTTTCTAAGCGCAATGTTGTTATTTCTCTTGTGAGTTCTATTATTTTATCTATAAAAGCTTCCATAGTTATTTTATTTTTAATCCCTATTAAATCCTGACATTATTAAGCCAAGTATAATTGTGATTATAATTGCCGTTGAAACAAGCAAAAGAGAACACTCAATTGCGCTTAATTCTGAAATTAATTCTTTCATAGTTGTATATTTTTACAATTCTTCTTTTTCAAACTCTGTTTTAGAAACTCTGCCTGTCATATCTAAATGATAAGGTTTTAAGGTCGGGAAGTATTTCCCATACTCCTTGTAGAGTTTACCTCGTTCATTAAGTGAAATAAAAATGAAAGTGTCTGTTCCTTTTAGTACACTGTTATTTGTCAAATAAACTTTACCTTTTTTTGATAAGTTATTTCCATTAACTGTAGGCTGATAATACAACCCTGTTGGTTTGTGCTTAATTCTATATGGTTTCATATTTCAACGCTTTTAATATCGACTTTCCATATCATCTACAAGGCTATCAATATACTTAAATGCTTCTTCCTTACTAACTTGGTTCTTCTCCGCTTCTTCAATCTCTGAAAGAGTGAGAATTGCAGGTTCTAAAGAAAAACCTCTAATTTCATCTGTTATAGGGCTTTTATGTTTGAAAAGTTCAAAGGCAAATCCTTTTACAAAAACCTCTTCATTTTTGCTAACAAAACCACCCTCAAAGCCAAGAAGATAGTAGTACTTATCTTCGATTTTACACCACTTAGTTGCAAGATGCTTAAATCGTTCTGCAACTATTTTATTAATCTCTCGTTCTCGCTTTTTTCTTGACTTGATTAGTCTTTTAACAAAGCTACATTCACGACTTACTAATTTTAAAAATTCCTTGTGTTTCATCTTTTATTTCTTTTTAGTTTTAGTTTTTGGAACTCTAACATATTCGATGTCGCTGTCGTAAATTCTGTCCACGCACCAAGTTACTTCCAAATCGTTAAAATCTTTTATTCCTAAACCCTTTATATCACCAAGATTGAGGAATATTCTTTGTGGTATATTTTTCATATTTCTATGTGTTATTTTTATATGATTAAAATAATTGTCTTTCGCTGTACCTTTGCTCCCTTCCTAAGATGAAATCGTGGATAAAATTTCTTGCGTAATCCTTTGAAATCATCAAGCGTTCCATTGAGCAAACACCAGCTTCTTTTGAGCCTTTTGAGGACTTAATTGTCTTTTTAGGCTTGTCATTTTGATAGCTTCTTCCATAAGTTTGAGAACAATTAAAAAACCAGTATGCAGTAGGTTTTACAAAGTAATCACCTCTCCTCATTCTGTTATTATCCACAAATGTTGGTCGTGGGAAATTCTGTCCCGTTATAAGATAGTTAGGACCAGCAGATGGATTTTCAAGTATTAATCTTAATTCCCTTTTCTCGCAAATCCATACAAGTTTATAGAGTAAAATGTGGAATTTCGTACGTGCTTTAATTCTTTCGATAGTTAGCTCTATTTTCTCACAAGTCGTTTTGGCTCTATAATTAGTACTTTCAAGTGAATAATATGTTTGCTGTAAGGTCTCAAAATAAATACAAGGGAAGAAAGCTAATATCAAATCGTCTTTGCTTATCTTATCAAAAATGCTGCCCCCCCCGTTGTAGCATTTTTCAATTTCAGCAAATAAATCTATCACGTTGTCGGTTTCGCCAAACTCATTTTGTATATCGTAATCTTCCGCTTCAAAGCCAAGCTTTTTAAACTCGTTTTTGAACGTCCCCGACTGCTCGAAAAAGCAATGTATCTTTCCTTTTATATCCATTGTTTGATTTGTTTTTTAGTTTAAAAAGAACGCTATTTTCGCAAACCACGTTCTACAAGTTACATGACAAAAAAAAGAGTGCTATTTTCACAAACGGCACTCTAAGCATTTCTAATTCTAAACAATTAAAATATTAATATGACGAAATAAAAACAAATTACTTACCTGTTGAGCCATAACCACCTGTGCCACGCTCTGTAGCACTTAATTCGTCAGCTTCTTCAAGCTCGATTTGTGGATATGGAAGTATTATCATTTGGGCAAATCTCTCGCCTATTTCATAGGCTTTTGTAGGATATTCAGTCTTTTTGAAAACCGCTGTAACCTCACCTCGATAGCCACTATCAATGACACCTGCAGAGTTAGTTAGAAGTAATGTTTTCTTTGAGTTGCGACTTCGTGGAACAACCAAGCCAAAACATCCTTTTGGTATCTCAAAAGCAAGTCCACAACCATAAGTTATAGTTGTCTCATTTTCTTCTATACTCGTTGCTGTTAAATCTAAGCCAGCATCGCCAGGCTTTGCATAACGTGGTATCACTGCATTTGGGACTAATTTCTTTACTTTTACTTTCATTGTCGTTTGGTTTTATGTAAATTGATTTGTAAAATTTGTCAGAATGTTATTTATTTTCTTCCTGTCGGGTTTATTTATTCGTTTGATATAAGTTATAGCATCAATATAAAACAACGCCTTAAATCGCTTTATTTACGATATGTTGAATTTTTAAAGATGACAACTTCTAGCATTTCATTAAATCTATCTGCTATTCTGTCGCCATATTTTGCTCTCACTTCTTTGCCTGTGAGATTGGTAGTTATGAACGTAAAGAGTTGATTATTATAGCGATACTCTAATAAATCAATCATCGGGCTATACAAATTACCGTAATCCATGACTTCGGTGGCTTCTCGCCCCATGTCCTCAATTCCCAACATTTCGGTCTCACGTATAGCACGTGTGTTGTCACCTTTCATAAGGCTTGCAATATCTTTAGCGTCGATTATTCTTATTCCTTTGCGTTCTTCAAAATATCTACCATCTGAAAGGTAGTTAAGTGCATTTTGAAAAGCCAACAAGAGAGTTGTTTTACCATTACCGCAAGTACCGCATAACATTATACCAAACTTAGGATTATCTGCTGTAAGGCATTTAGCAACGCTTTTGATATTGTCTTTTGTAACTTCATCGTCGATATATTCACGATGCCTGTTTTGCACTTCTACTTGATAAGCTGCTATTAGCAAGTCATTTGCTTGCTCGGTGGTCATCGGCAGTTTAAAACGTGTGCGTGTAATCTTCCGCTTTGCTAACAGCTCTTTCAAAACCTCTACGTTGTATTTTTGATTCTTTTCTATCGTCTGCATCGTTTTTAATTTTTAGTTGTATTCTTAGCCAATCGTTGAAGTGCTGTTTTGCATCACTGATATTGTCGTGTTTTTTACCTCTGCATTCAGCGTCAAGTTGGAACTCGTTTAGCCAAGCTTCTAAATCCTCTTTGCTAATTTTATGCTTCATGCACATTTGCTCTATCCAAATTTGCTCTTTCAAAAGTTCTCCGACAAAACCTCCCTCGTGCGTACGTGCGTGCGCTGTTGATGAAGATAATAATATATTCTTTTCTTTCTTCTTATATAGTGGGTCACTCTGTGGGTTAGTCTG